CACGAATTGAGTGAAGAAGCGTTTCGGGTTTACAGTAATAGCAGTTTTACTTTTTACAAATCGGGCGATACTTTTTATGTAGCTGACAATAGCTCAGCCGATCCGTGGGAACTTGGAACTTTGGAAGACGTTGAAGAGTATCTATTGGTTTTTGCTGATAATGGCGAATAAAATCATGCAAAACTTTAGAAATAGCGGGAACCGGACAACTGGAACCCGCTATCTTTCTATTCTACCGCAATGCGCCACTTGCATCCGGCTCCAACGTGATCAGTTCGCCAGCTGCCGCCATTGCGCCGCTATCATGAAAGTAATAGACCTTTCCGTCAATCACCTGCAATCCTGTGACCATAGCGCCGTCATAACCCAGATAATACCATTTCTCCTTATAATCATACCAGGTATTTTCCGCTGCATATCCGGCGCCGTCAAACCAATACCACCGGCCATCAATCTCCAGCCACTTGTTCACGGGATAGCTGCCATCTTCGAGCCGGTACCACCAGCCAGTGTGATCCTGAATCCATCCCGCGACGGGATTCTTCGGCATCGCATGTAGCACGTCCCACTGAAACTGCTCCCATTCTGCCTTGTTGTCGACAAAGTACTTCGGGCAACTCTTACCGGTCACGTCGTAATGTCTGATCAGCCCACCGGCCAGCGGATCAAGGTCCCAGCGCACGCATAGATCAGCGCACAGCTCCACATAAGATTGATAGGTTGCCGCGCTGAATTTGCCCGTGCTATCCGGATGACAGGCCTCAATGGAGATTGTGTAGCTGTTTGCCTGGTTAGTGCACCAGCTTATTTCATCTTCCGGGATCAGCCGTAATATCTCGCCCTGCAATCCAATGATGTAATGGCAGCTTGCTTTTGTGGCCGACTGTCCTTTTGCTTCTTTCGCCGGTCCTTCCGTTCTCAAGCTCTCAAAGTAGTTCCGGTTAGCCTGGGCAGATGTGCCGGGATTGCCAATGTAATGACAGGCGACGGCGGTTGTCCGGGTACGCTTGGTGCCGGGCCGGTTATAGTTGCTGATGGTCAATAATGCGTTTTTGATTTCCATATGTTTTCCTCCTTTGATGTTATTCTTCTGTTTCTCTGGCCGCTTCTTTGATTTGTTCACCAACTAATTTATAACTGGTTAAAATACTGCCGTCTGGCTGTATGTAAGAGGTTTCGGATATCAAGGTAATGTCATTGTATTTTCCTATGATGGTTCCGTCGGGAGATGCGATTTCGATGGCTTCTAAATTCTCTTTTGTGAATTTGTCCCATGTTGCGACCATAGTTTGCTTATCGGGCGACAGCACGCGCAAATCTTCGAGTGATGAAAATGATTCTAACTCAATTGTTGATTCGTCTGATAAAATTAAGATATCTTTCATTTTTTCATTTCCTTTCTTGCTTAATTAAATAGTGATTTAATTACCATTTTTAATAGAATACAGTTAGTCATTTCAGATTGTAATAACCACGGAACTACAACTGTAAATCGAATCTATATGGGAATGGTAAATAATAATGCTGCCGATATCCCCGCCGCTGGCTATTATGGTATGCTATTCGGAATTTATATTGACCCAACACAATACGGCGTTCAGTTGCTTGTGACTATGGCAGCCACGCCCACACTACATATCCAGTCGCTAGTGACGGGATATTGGGGGTGGGCATGGATTCAAAAAATATCATTTGCTGAATATATTTACAAGGCCATCAGTAGGTGTGTAGCGGTAGTACGAAATCGTATTCGCTGAACCATTGAACTGTACTCGGAAAAATGTACTAGATGTATCATAGAGATCTATGTACATACTTCGAGTGCTGGGAATGGTGTCAAAGCGAACCTGTATAATATTACTGCTCCCCCATATAATCTTACCTAAAACGCTATTTACTTGAGTAATCTTATCGTTCAGCACCTTCGAAACCGTCGCATCCGCCGCCTTTTCTCCCGCTTCCGTGACAGCAAGGTTTGTCGAAAGCAAATCAACTGCCACTCTCTTGTCAAGAGCTGATAATCCATTGGTTATTTTGTTGAGATTCTCGGCGTTTAAGTCCGGTTCGGAATCATCGACAAAAATGGTCGGGGTTGGGTATATTCTATCCATGTGTTACCTCCTTAATTTAAATAAACAAGTTCATAATCAGCATAGTATGAAGTCGTGCCGGAATAATGCGTGAATAAATATACATAATATTTCCCGGAATAAGCACTTATACTAAAGTCGTTATCCAATCTGGTATGATATCCCAATAAATGCGGTTCTTCCAAATTTGTGTTGAAAGAATAAGTTGAAATTCCCGTGTATAAATACGTGGGCAATCTGTTCCTGGCTATCACTACGCCGGGTGTTCTCGAACTCCAGTTATTGACGCTGTATGTCCGTAAAGACACTGATAGATATGAAAAATTAGTCAAGTCTACCGCTTGGTCAAAAACCACAGCCGTGGCCTGTAATTCATATCTTTGCATTGCGCTGTTATAAGCGTATTGATTGGAAACTCGCAATGTGTCTGCGTTAATAAATGCGCTTCCCCCAGACCAGTTATAGGCATATGGGAATGCAGTAAAACTTTGACCGGGCGGCAAAGCTCCGTAGTACAACAAACGATTGGGATCGTCATTTACATGCCCGTTCCATGTTCCCGCTACGCCGCCAACAGTTACGCCTATTCTGATGTTTCCGGGAACCAAATTAGTAACACCGCCTACGATTATGTCGCCGGTAAAATATTTTCCGGTTGCCGGAGTTGTTATTTTGCTGGCACCAGGGCTAATGATCTGCCCTGCGCTGGTTTCTAGGCTTTGTGTTACTTCGCCGCCACTGTAATTTCCGGATGGCAGTACAATGGAACCATTTGCCGACAAAACATATGCTGGTGATCCGCGATCAACAACGGTTCCCGTCTGCGTATCCTCTGTGCCGCTCCCTACAAATTTTTTAGGGGCAACAACGTCACCCGGGACGGCAGTTAAATTATCCGTGTCGGTTCCACCTATTTTTCTTATTGGAATCTCCATTTTGCCCTCCCTACATTGGTATATAAGCGCTGAACGTTCCCGTAACACCGCCGACCACTGCACCTTTTTTGATGTATTCCGGTATTAGATTTTCAACGGCCAGAACAATTATATCGCCAGTGCCAAGTTTTCCGGTGGTTGGGACTGTTGTGCTTGCCGCGCCGGGTGTTATAGTTTGTTCACCGAAAGTGGGAATGGATTGGTTTACCCGACTTTCCCCACCGTGGATTCCTGCCGGAATGTCAAATCTGCCATTAGCTGCCAAATTTACGGTTTGTGCTGTTATTTCCGGATTCGTCCCGATCTGTTCGGTTCCATCTGCGCCTATAAATACTTTGCCCACTCTGACATTATTGGTACTTGCTGTTAATTCGGAAGTGTCAATACTGGATCCCTTGAATGGTAATGTTAATTCCATGCTACACTCCTTTCAATCCAAGGATGATGTCAACAGTGGGTTTTCTAAATTGACATATAACCCGCAAACCTCCACTTATAGTCTCTAACTTGGTTATCATATTGCTCCCTTTGTCAATGTTTGCTTTTTGTGTTTCCGTTAAGCTGGCGGGGTATAAAATCCCTACAGTCGGGGAATCGCTGGCAGTCATGCCGATTATGGAGATAGTTTGCGTATAAGGGGCAGAGGATGACCATCCGCTTACAGTGAGGGTTATGGTTCTCAACTGCGTTAATGCAGCTTTATTACTTTCGATTGTTGTTGTTAATGCAGCTTTATTACTTTCGATTGTTGTTGTTAATGCAGCTTTATTACTTTCGATTGTTGTGTTTGCTTTTAGTAATTCTGATGTATTGGCGTTGATTTGTGAGTTTGTACTATTAATATCGTCAGCATTAAATATATCACCTTCGGTTTCGTAAATAGTAACATCAATTAATGATACTGTACCGTCGTTGTTGCTTATGACTTCCCATTTTCTTTTTCCTTGAAATTTATCGCTTTGATAATTTGTTCTTAGCGCCATTAGCTTACCCTCCCTCCAAATGCCTTTGTGCCAAGCCTAAATCCCAGCCGTTGATGTGCGGGATACGCCGACTCAATCAGGCGGCCAATGTCATGTATGATCTGCTCTATGGCATTCGCCTGATATATACTCGTATATGTTATTGCTGCCGGAATGTTAGGCGTGCCATTAGGGGCGAAAAACGTGGTTCTTATGATCTCCAGATTAGAGCGTATTCTTTCCATTTCTAATTCTGATCTTTTATCCATCATTTTCCAGTTTAATTTGTTATTAACAACGCACCTATATCCTTTATCATTCAGCATGTACGCTACATATTTAATCGCATTTTCGATACGGTTTAAATCTTCATTACTTACAAAAGCTTTATTTGTCAACTGCTCTATGTCTTCAATCGTGCGATCAAAAATCAGATCATCTAGCTTACTCATGTATTACCACCTCTGCCCTTATTTTATTCGCAAATGAATAGTCAATACTTTCAATTGTTCCGATTTTTTTACCGTCATACACAGTATCAATTTCGACTATCTGACCAAGCATTTTATCACCCAAGAGTACTTCGCCGATAACATTTTCGGCGCGCTGGTAATAATTATAAATCCTTTCAATTGCTTCGCCTGCATTGCCAGAGTGGATCAATGTTGCATCTGCCACGTCTTTGATGTTTTTGTTGTAATTTATTAGCGGGTTTTCTTTCAGCTGGGAAGTTGTCATGTGGTTATATTTAAGGCCGGTCAATATTACTGTGCCGCCGGTCCCTCTTATATAAGCAAAATTATCGCCATAACTCTGGATTGTGCCGCCGGAAATCGTCAAGCTATGATATGCCTCGGTAAATATGACTTCTACTGTGCCATTCAATACATCGTTGTATAGTTCCTGCGATTCATTTGTTTTGTGATACGAATGGGAAGTAAGTCTAATTCCGGTCACGATGTCGCCATGTTCTAAGGTTATACCATCAAAAGCATCATCTTTTGTAAATTCTCCCGATACTTCTGTTTCCTGCGGATAAATAATGATCCCGTCATAGTTACTCGTATCAACTACTGCGCCGATTGCAAAAGCAATTTGCACAAGCGCATTTCGCTTGGTAGTGTACGGTATATATCCATACAATTGTATATTTCTTAATTCTTCGGAAAGCAAATACGGAAAGTCTTCACCATCGAATATTTTTGCCACCACTGCCGAAACAGTTTCCCCATTGTATATACCTCCCGGAAATTCATTTCCGTCAAGAATTCCAATAGCGTCATGAGACGAAATATGATAGTCCATTATGTTTTTCTTTGCACCATTTTTTATAAAAAAGTTTCCCAACAAATGACCATCAAAGTATAGTTGCAAGCGTTGTTTTTTTTGCAGATCAAACGGGATGTCGCTTTTGGTTCTAACTGTAAAGTCCAATGTGTTAATGCTTATGTTTTTGGAAATTGCGTTGATCTCCTGGATACAATTGGTTTCCAATAATTCGTTGTTCATAAAATCCCGATATATGCCATAGTCAATTCTGACAAGAAAAATCGGTCTGTGTGGTTTTGATGTGCTTTTAAAAGTTATAACTATCCTGTCGTAGTACTGAACGTAATTATTGCAGAAATAACTAACACTGTCCGGATAAAAATCCATGTCGGAAAGCAATGAGCCATTCGAAAACCATTTAATATTTAGTTCATTACTGTAATCTCCCGATAAAGTATTGAACGTAAGATATAAGCCAACACTACTAAATACTCCATCAAATTTAATTGTCAATATCGGATTGCTCACAAAATTACTATAGCTGGTGGATGGATATAGGTATCGCCGCGGATGCAAGCCGGAACGTGGTCTTAACCCTTCGTTTTCGTCGTAATATCCAAACAGCCCATTTTCATCGCTAATTTGGTTGCTTATAAATCCGTACGGGCCAGGTTCGCTTGGGAAATTAATAAAACTGCCATTTAGCAACGCAAAGCCCGGCAGAGCAAGGGAGTAACCCGGATATGCAGGCAAATTGAGCTTTAAATCCGGGAATTCCTGCAATGTTTTGGTTGATCTTGGGTGCAATCCGGTACCCGACCTTAATCCTACTCTGGGCCAGAGTCCAGGCTCTATAATCTGCGGGTGACTATTCTCTTTGGCGTAAGGAGCTACATCGTCATATACAATTTTTACACCTTCGTCCGTTTCTGTTTCAGAACGAAGTTCCTGCTTAAAAAACATATATGCATCACCTCCGTTGCGGCTCCATTGCGACAAAATTTACTGTTAATCCAGACCATTCATTTTCAATTCTTTTTTTTAAATTATCGGTTCCGTTTGTTACATAAGCCTCGAATTCGAGAGTTGTTTGACCATAAGGGAAAATTAGCCTGTGCGATTCGGTCGGGGATGTAATGATTTGATAAAACGAATCATAATCGGCTCTATAATTTTTGTGTGGTTCGATTTCCATTTTGTAATTATAAAAAGTTCCTACAATATCCCTATACATTCTTGCCGATTGAACCCGGCCAGAATTTTCATTATCAGTAACGGCGAAACTTCGTTCCAGACTTATGACAAACACACGAAAGTCCATTCCATCAATTGTAAATACACCATTGCCCGTCATTTTATCCCTCCGTTACCATTCGCACGCCGATCCTCTGATTTTCCTGGTTGCCGAACTTAGCAACCAGCCGCCCGAATCTATTGCCGTCAATTGTCATAGTTGCTTCAATCGTCTGATTGTTATTCAGGCCACCCATTTCCGTAATGACATCCTTAAATGCCTGTTTCATAGTTTCGACTGGGGAAACAACTTCATAATCCCGTTTATTGTCTCCTAAAATTGCTGCAAATTCTCCAGATCGCGGCGGTATCACTGTGCCGGTTGCCAAATGGGGCATCTCGTAAGTTAACGCCGAATATGTGTTTGCCGGAATGGAATAAGTACTGGCAGATGCGGCACTATATCCTGTGCTGCCCGAACTACCGCCACCAGTAAGCGATGCTGCTGCCTCGGCAATTGATTTAATAGCTTTTATGATTCTGTCAACCATTTGTATGATACCATTGACAAAATCTTCAATATATTGCCTGATGGCCTCAAATGGATTTTTGACAAATTGCGCAAGCAGTTGAAAGGCGTTTCCGATGTTATTAATCGCATTGGCAATCTTATCAACAACCAAATCCATAGCCATGATAATTATATTTGGTATTGAACTCCATGCGCCATCCGTACTGTTTTTTATGGCGTTCCATGCCCCAGCGATCAGATTCGCCAGAGTGGACAGCGTATTTGATATGTTCTGAAATGCACCTGTTATCTTTCCAGCCCCTTGTTGAAATGACTCTGTTACAAAATCCCAATTGTATACCAATAATGCAATGGCTGCGATCACTGCACCGATAGCCACAACTGCCAAACCAAAGGGCCCTAGCAAAGCAGTGATGGCCGCCACAAGCCCACCAGCTGCCGTTATGGCCGCCCCGATTCCGGATACAAATGTAACTAATGCTCCGACAACAGCAGCTATCCCTGAAATGATAGAAACAATGGCAAATGCGGCGAAAAACGATCCTATTATTATTGCGGCGTTCTGTATGATTCCTTGGTTTTCCGCACACCAACTACTGAATTTAATCAATCCAGCCGTAAGTGATTCTAGGAACGCTATAAAAGCATCACCGATAAACGATGCTATTGGCTGCAATACAGTATCCCAGAACCATTGCCAAAGTGGTTGCAATGCGACAAGAACCGCATTAATAGCTCTTAAAGCTGCGGCCAACAAATTAAAAAATGCCGGTATTGCGTCTTGGATGGTCCAACTTGCCAACGGCAATAATACATATTCCAAGAGCCATAAAAGTGCATCGCCGATAGTGTCCACCAATGGATTGATGGCCTGCAGAAGATTGTCAAATGCGGTCAATATTGGTGTGAAATCAAGTGTTGCGGCCCATGTTTTGATGATTTCAGTCGCGCGCAATATCTTCTCGGAAAAAGTTTCCACAATATCAAGAAGATGCCTCATTATGGAATCACCCAAGCCACCGGCTTCCCACGCCTCCCGAAAACGATCGGCCAAAATGGCCACTGTATCGGCGAGATTCGCAAATGCCTGTAGTAGATTGCCGGTAATTCTTTCGCCATATCCAAGATCATTCCAAGCTTTTAAAAATGATGATCCCACTGCTGCGACTAAGTCTTTTAAGCTTGAAAACGCATTCTTAATACTATCAACAACCGTTGAACCATATTTATCCCAAGCATTCTTTAACGGGTCAAAAAGACTATCAAAAAGTTCTTTTATAGCATCAGCTTGCGCCTTTACTTCATTTGTCACCTCTTCTGTGGTGAACATGTCACTTATGGAAGTGTCTTCTTTTTTTGCGCTTGTCAATTGAACCAAATCATCAAATGGAGCTATGGCTTTTTTTGCTTCCTTGGCAGTGTCTTTTAGACTTTCTGCATAATCCTCCTGTACCTTGACCGCTTTTACAAAAGTGTCTTTTCCTGTAAGTGCCGCAAACAATTGCGCCACCCATGTCGTAGCTTCTGCCAAAAGACCTATAAATTTCGTTAAGGCCGGGGAAACTACTTCCAGCACCGGAGAAAAAGCAGTTGCAAAAGCGTTTTTCAATTGCGTCATGGCTGAAAGCAGGGACGATATAGCCACGTTGGTATTGTCTGAATATTGTGCAAGATTCTCGAATCCTTCTTTTGCGCCACTAATAACTGTACGCATGGCCATCCGTACCAGCATTAGTTTAAACATATTACCAAGCTTAAAAATGCTTTTAGTAAGCGGGACAACGGTTTTGTTCGTGCTTCTTAATGATTTGTTCATTTTGTCAGATGATTTTTTAACTTCCTTTTGGGCTTCGTCCGCGCCGACAAGTTTTTTGCGGTATTCTTCGGCGTTTTTCCTTGCCAAATACAATCCTTTATAAGCTTCGTCATATGGGGCATCTCCCAAACCGTATCCGGCCCGTTCTGCGTAATATAATGCATCTGTGTAGCGGTCTATTTCATCCTGCAACGTTGCGGTGGATGATTCGGCTTCTGCCATCGAATTTTTTAATGCATCGAATCCAGCTCTTGCAATTAGTGGAATGTCCTTAAAGCTTTGCACTAACATCTGTATGGACATTTGCAATAAGCCGGGGCCTTTAGTTGCTTGTTCCGTTTCCGTAGCCACTTCCTGCATGGCGTCACTTACAGCGTCTTCCAATTCTTCGCTTTTTTGTATTACTTCATCAACATGGTCAGCAAGTGTTTCAAGGTTTTCTATCTCTGGCGTAAGTTCGTCTTCTTCCGGATACAATCCAGTGATCGTTATCTTATCCATTGCGGCCTGTAGGCTTTCGGCTTCTTCCGTTGCAGAAGACATTGATTCGGTGACTTCATCCACCTTCTCTACAACTGCGCTGGTTGCACTGGCGGCTTTTTCAAATGAGTTGCTAAAAGAGGCTACGAATTCTTTCATGATGCTGGTAAGTTCTTGTATAGCTGCGACAATTTCTTTTGCGCCTGCTTCCATGCCGCTGGAATCAATTTTTGAATCAATAATTACTTGCCCATCAGAATTCACAATTTAGCCTCCTTTCTATATGATTTTGGATAATGCTTCTTTTTCAAGCCGTTCCCGCTCTTTTTCATCCTCTGACTTACGGTCTTTCAAAACGATCAGATTTTTATTGTCTCGCAAAAATTCCTTTTCGTATTTGTCAAGCGGCTTTCCTTTTGCCCTTTTTTGCCTGATTCCGACGATTTGAGAAAATAGCCCGTCATAAATTTCGCTAAACCACCCATAAAATGTCCACCAATGTATCTGTTCTCTTTCACGGACTTCCATCCCTGCAACCTTGTTAATTGCGGGAAAGATAATTGGTGCGTCCTGCTCCCAGTCCATGGTTCGAGGTTTGTTAATGGCATCATCGTGACTAAGGCCGCAGTCCAGGTACCAGATTGCTTTATCAACGGCTTCCTGCAAATTTTCATCGGGCGGTATGTCTGGGTAATACAAGAACTTAATCATTATTTCAATCTTGCCGGCACTGTCCAAATTCGGATCGTTAAAAGCGCAAAAAATATCAAGCGCAACTCTGTAATCTGTTCGGATTTCATAATCCATGCCGCCAACGGCAAGCGCAAGCGGCAAATTCCAAAACATTATTTTTTCCGGGTTGTTTTCCCGGATGGATACTTTTTCAGATGATCATTTTTGGGGTTTTTGTTCATTTCTGACAGACTTTTCCCAGTTGCATCCTCGATTATCTCAAGCACCTTTTTGAGGACTACGCCGCCCCACACATCGTTGTTCATGAGTGTCAGCGGACCGGCGACAGAAAACAGATCGGAAGTATCAGCGTTGAAAAGATAATCAATTTTTTCTTTGAATAATTCCGTTGCCTCCTTTTTGATCTCCAATACGCTTTTATCGTTTTCTGCATCTATTGACTTTGTTTTTTCAAGCAGCTCCTCAAAAGACGCAAGCACTTCCTTGTATTTGTCAAAAATGTCAAGATCGGTCGGAATGAATTTAAGTGTGGCAAGTGTAACCCCGTGCTGATCGATAAAATCATAATACTTCACAGGACTTTCAATCTGAATCTGAATGTTACTTGTCATTTTATCCTCCTATTTTAAAACCCGGAATATGTTGAACCTGCCGTAAACGTCGGAACCTTTTCGACCAATGTAACAGTTCCCTGGGTTCTTTCTCCCTCGTAATTTATACTATAGGCAATTTGGAACCCAGACGTATCACCGCCATAGCTGCTTACGGCTACAACAACATCCTGTTTCCATGCCATGTGTGCCGTATCGTCTGTATCCTCAACGATTACCTCAAGGGCGCTGGTTTTGCAATCACCACCCTTAAGACGATTCATTGCAATATTACGCAGTTTGGGGTAAATGCTATCTTCCGGGTTTGCGTAGTACGGGGTGATATCGGCACTCGGCTCGTATCCGTTATGTAGCACCGATGTTTCATCTAATATATTTTTGTTTACGCTTACGTCCGGGTTGAGTTCTATGGACAGGTCATCGATGTCTGAACCAACCTTGAACCATTCTGGCGTTCCAGTTCCAAAACTGGCGTCAAGATAGAGTATATGCGCTCCACGAGTTAATTTCATATCTTATTCTCCTTATCTGTCAAATTCGTTAATATACTGCATCGTAATATAGATAACCCAATTTTCACTTTTATTGTCATTGATTGAATCTAAGTAGCTGGGTGTTTGCCGGTCTATCCGTTCTATTTTTCTTGCCCCGGTGAGTTCCGGATACTGGTCAAGTTTGTAAGAATTGTTTCTGATAATTATTTCTTCTTTTTCCAGCCAGCGCCCCAGATTATCCAGCCATTCCTTTACACTTGCCTTGCGGTTCTCTGACAGTCCAGAAGCCCGGTAAATAACGTGAAACGGATATAAACAGGTTTGTTTGACGTGGCTGGTAATATCCTCCTTTTCGCTCTGAATAACTGCGCTTGAAATTGGATACATTGCTATACCTCCGGAATCTTCCAAGGTGGAAAATGTTATATTCCCGCTATCCAATCCGGGAAAATCATTAAGCAATTCCAGCAACGCGCTTGTAACTATTTCATAACCAGATACATCATATCGTATAATTTGACTATTTTCGTCCAATCAATTCGCCCTCCACATCATCAATCCACTCTTTCAGATTTTCTTTTTTTGCTGTTTCAAACCATTCCGGCGTAGCTTTCGGATTACTGTAATTCAGTGGGCGATCGGTGACTATCTTCTCAGTCCCCTTTCTCGCCCACGGCGAACCGGTTACTTCATCAACCATCACCTTTCCATAATACAGAAATCTTCCGAAGGGATGGGCAGCGGCGCACACGGTACCAGTACCGGCAAGCGCCGCGCTTCTTGCTCTTGTAAGTTGGATAAAGTTTCCTGTGACCATGGGCATATAAGGAACCATATCCGTCATTATCCGATTATCTAAAACAAATTGAGCCTTGTTAAGGCGATCGGTATATTTGGTTAAATCCAAATTCACAGTTACGCCGCCTTTAACTGTCGTAAATTTGGGGAAATGTGTTTCGTTTGCCATGGCTCACCTACTTTCCAAGAATTTCAAAGTGAGGAATCAGAGCATAGGGACCGCCAACGGATGATATAGCAAAAACAAAATCATTTTTAGCATTCATATAGTCGTAAAATCCATTTACATAATCATTGTCTGGTATTGGATTTTCCGGCCACTCTCCAGCATAAAAGAAATCAAAATTCACCCCGTCCGTAAACGTTAGAGAATCTGCCAGCTTATCATTTGTCTGCCCATCCCATTGCTTCGGCGGCATCCACTGCTTTTCACCAACGTATATAATGCCGTTCTTTTTCTCGCATCTGACATGGAGGGATGCCCTATCGCTGGATTCTGGCCCATACTTGGCTATAATGCTTGCCTTGTCTATGTTGAGGTCAACGTTATGCAGCACAGTTGGGTACCATGTATCTCCAAGGCGGCTGTCATAGCGATTAAATAATGTGATCGTTCTGCCATACATTAAAATCCCGTCCTTTCGATTAACAGTTGCGATGTCGCAACTACTCCGGCAGAATTTTAATGTTAAATAACACCGTCATTACTCCCGATAATGCCACCGCCGATGCTACTACGGCCCAATTGACTTCTGTGATCAATGCTGTTGATCCTATAACTCCTATTGCGGTTTCTGCCATCGTCTTGGCCACTTTAATTGCGGTTGCTTTTAACCATTCCTTGCCCACTAAATCCTCCTTTCGGGGTACGGCCCCAGATAGAGCAAATTAATGCTGTTTCTGTCCGTTACCCCTGTCAAAAATTCGTCTACGGTATCTTTTAAAAGCTGCTTTCTTGCGTTTGGTTCTGCGGCAGCTCTTATATATACACTGTCTCCTGCCGCTGTCGCACTATAGGAAATACTTTCGGCTCCGGATGATTTGTTTGTCATAACTGTGCCTCTCAATGATCCTGTGGCTTCGTCTGTGGTGGTGCCGTGATTCTCCACACTGTTACTTTCGATCTTGCCAATTCTGTAAAATACATTCACCAGCTCACACAAGCAATCTTTCACCGATTCGATAGCGCTTTCGTGCGTTGGAAAGGCAAATTTCAACTTCCCAGTCGTTGCACGATCCAACTCACGCTGCGCGGGTCTTACAAAAAAATTGAAATCGGATTCCGCAATAGCTCTATCTCCGTAAATGCTTTGGTAGTGTTCAAAATCTGCATAAAACGTCATAGTTCTTCATCCACTTTCTTTGCCCTTGGTTTTTTGGGAATACTGGAAATGTTGTCGCCGCATTTTGCAATAACTTCCCGCAAAGCATACCTTCCCCGCTCTTCGGTTACGCTAGACTGAGAATCATCAAAAGTAACATTCCCAGCCTTGATGCTAACCGGAATGGCGCGGCCATTGCTAATCAAGTACGGCAACCCATTCATTATTGCAAATCTCATGTTCTCTCCTTACCCGTTAGAAATAATCTGCCCGATTCTGATATTTTTGGGATCAAATCTTAATGCCCAGTTGCTGGTATCTCCAAGCTCCTCAAAGGTTGGTGATTCTTTCGCAATGTTATCCACTGCCAGGCTAAAGCCATTCGGATGCAGTACGCGTCCCTCTTTTGTGTAAAGCTTTTCGATACCGGCCCGGGTTTCCGGATCGTAATCCGTGTAATATGGATTTTCGTAGTTTGTCTTTCTCGTAGTCAAAAATGCGCCCTGTCCGACAAGGGTAGTCTTGTATTCCGGAACCGGGCCAGTTTTATCAACGGTATAGCGATCGGTAACAATCGGAATAATCCCGTTGATGGTGGGCAATTCTATCTCTCTTTCGACCGCATTGGTGATGGTGTATTTGTTGTAGTTAACCAACCCCAAGGCCTGATAGCTGGCGAAAATATAGCTGTGCATAAATGCTAAGCCGAAGCGATTAGTCATGTCACCCAGCGCTTTCTGCTGTGCGCGGATCATCGTTTTTTCGTCGATCATGTTTGCGTCCGTGATAGTCCCGGAGAGTGATGCTATATGTGTAATATGATCTTCCATCTCCGGCAGCCGAACCACTGCGTTGGTGGTATTCATCAACTCGCGTTCCCAAACCTGCTGATAGTAGTTGTTGTTAGAATTAGCCACATGCTGCAATGGATTAGCCAAAGTCAGTTCCACCGTGAAATCCTGCGCTTTCCACGCCATCATTCGCTGGATAAGCATACAGGTCTGCTTGCTTCCTTCGATTTCCTGCGGCACATTGTCGGTAAGACCATCATTGTTGTACGGTAGGTGGTCATTAACATTAATGGGCTTGTAAAATGGCAGTGTCGCCACATTTCCGTTTGCTCCGATTAAACCCATAATCGTTGCGTCTTCTCTCAAAATCCCCGATGCGATAATAGCATTGTTCCATGTTGGCAGTTCTGACATATAGTCGCTGAACACTTCCGGATCAAATACAAACCCGCCAAACATTCCTAATCTTGCCATGTTTTAATCTCCTTTTCTTAACATCCCGTAAAGCTCTGGATTTTCCTGCTTTAGTTTGATTCTTTCATCAAGCGACATGCCTTTAAAGTCATCAGCCGTAATCATCCCAACTTTTGATTTTGCTTTTAGCTTGCCAGTGAATCGGGCTTTGTTGTCTTCGAGCTGCTGCTGTTCTTTGTCAATCAAAATATTCGGTAATTGCTTCCCGTCTTCGCCAGTTATTAGGCTGGTGAAAATTTCAGAAACAGATTTTCCTTTTGCAGTATCTTTTTCCAATTCTTCAAAGAGTTTGTTGCGGATACTGCCGGAAGTGATACTATTGACAAATTCCCTGACAAGTTCGCCGCTCTCGTTCCTCTCATTCAAAAATCCATCAATGGTACTTTCCAAGGCTCGCTTGGAAGCTTCTTTCTGTCTTTCCTGCCGTTCTGTCTCCAGCGTTGATGTCAGAGTGCTGATCTGCGTTTTTAAGCCGTCCACGTCTTCTTTTTCAAGGCTCTGGATTTTTTTCAAGGTGTCATCAAGTGATTTTTTGTATTCATCCCTCTTATTGACGGCATTTTGCCAATCCTCTTTGGCCTTGTAGTTTTCGTTCATTTTTGTGCTTATTGCGCTTTTCTTGTCCTCCGGGACTTCGATACCAAACTCTTTCAAAATCTGTTCGTAATTCTGCATTTAAAATCCTCCTGAATGTTTTATTAACCGCTACATCTGCGGTCTGGATTAACCGGATTAACCACCGGTGGGGTAACCGCACGTTGGGGATTCGAACCCCATACAGCCAACTCCGTGCGACCTCTTAGAGGAGGTGTCAAAAATAGAAAAAGAGCCACCGACTACCTACTTAATTTCGGTAATCAATGGCTCTGTGACTGGCAACTAGCACATTGTTATTTAATTGTAAAATGTGGGCAAGGATTTGCGCCTTGCATGGGGCGCGGCGGGATTCGAACCCGCTCGAATCTGGGTTCCCCCTCTTCTTACCTCCCCGGCGTAGTACTCCGCTGTGTCTACCTATTCCACCACCACATATAATTATCGTTCAATTACTTCATTTCCTTTTACTCCTGCCTTTTCTGCCTTTCCATCCATGATATCTATAATAGTAGTACGCTTGCACCAATGGCAGAATAATGGGAAATTCAAGGCTATAGTATTATCCATGGTCTTTGTTCTGGTTTTTCTACCGCATGCCGGGCAACATACAAATCCGTCTTTTATCATTTAATATATATCCTCCGGTCGTTTCTTGTTTACTAAATCAAATCCAAACTTTGAAATTCTTATGAATGCGGCAGCGCCCAACAATATATAACACCATTCAGGTGCTTGTAAATCTATCAAGATATACAGCAAAATTGCATATACAAACATGTTTAACCCTCCTATAAACTTTCCCTCTAAACACATTATATCAAAGGTTAGCACATTTTTTCTGTACACATTTAAAGAGGCAGCTACATGCTACCCCTTGATTTAAATACTTTGTATTTTATTTAGATACTTTTTTATCATTTTTCTTTCCTCGTGACAATCGGCATCACGGATTAGTTCCTCAATCTCGCTACTTAATCCGTTCATATACCTGTCCAGCGTGGAAACCATATATTGTTTGGCTGCATCGTCTTTGGTATCCCTGTATATACGCTTGCTGTCCATGTATTCATTGTAAGCGGTCTTATCGTCGGTGCTTTCTGGTTTGAATTGAACGGATTCATTTTGTTGTTCGACATGGTCTAACATGGCTATGCTGGCGGCATATAACAGATATTGATCTTTGCTGGCTTTGTCCGGGTCAACATTTTTAAGGCTTTCAAGGTTTTCTTTCGCAACCTTTTTCCATTTTTTATCCATACAATCGCCGCCTTAATAATGATACATTCCTTGCATTTCAATTTCTTCTTTCGCTTTTTCTTTTGCATGAATGGCATCGTCAAGGTCGTGCATATCGTGGGCACTTTTGGTTTCCATGAATCGCGCATACCATCTTCCGGTTTTTTCGTAATTCTTTGCCATGTGAGACATGGCGCTGTCGATGATACAATTGTCTTTGCCGGAAATAGCACGATAGGCATTATTCAGCATTCCAAGCGTTTTTATATCTTCGGCTAATTGCATATCCCACTTTTTCAAGTGATCGATAATGTCGGATGGCTTGTACTGGACCGTGGGCGTGTCAACCATGAGCACAGTGCGGTATTTGTCAAATGATTCATTTTCGTGGTCCAGATGACAGTTTGTGTAATAGCGCACGTTTCTCCGGTGCTTGCGCTTCAATCCGTTATACCCCATGCTCTGGCAGATTTTCATTGAGATATCATTGAATTTTTTGTTAAAAAGCAAAACTTCGTCGATTTTTTCTAATATTTTTGACATGTCCATGTTGGCATATCCTTGACCAGCGGCCATATTGGGATTATCATAAGGCATAATTTACACCTCCCGGCATCTGCGCAAATGTTCTACTCCACGGAGATCGAAGAAATCAGCCATGTTGTTATTCAGATACAGGGGAACTCTTGTCCGGCCGCGCTCCGGCAGATCAATCCCGAATTCCTGATCGCCAAATGTGCATTGGGCTGTTTTTCCGCAGCTCGTTGTGATTCTGCAAACAGTCTTAAGCAGCGGGATAGCAACCGTTTCCCCTGACAATAATATTGTAACAGGAAGGCTTTCTCCGGCCTCCGGCAACGGGGATGTTAACACCAGGCAGTATTTTGTGCTTGGTTCCAAGGCCGTGGGGCCGGTTACGGTGATTTGTAAATTTGTACCGACTACAGCAATAGCGGTTGATACAAGTTTCGTAAAGCAATTTTTGCATGCACTCATTTTGATTCTCCTTTAAATTTTTTGATTTATTTGTTTGAGTTGCTCGATCATTTCAGCAGTGTTCGAAGCATTGCGCCTTGTGTTTTCCAGATTTTCTTTTGTCAACTCAAGGGTTCTCATGTTGATTAACATATTATTTACCGCGACGGTTAGAATTGCGGCGGTCAAAAGAGATCCCCACCAGGCACCTATAGAGCTGCGTATAGCAATCTCGTTATCGGTAATCGGTTGTTTCCTCGCCCGAAACCACTGTCGGCTCATCCGCAACACCGCCTTTGCCCATGAATCCATTCACGGCTTTTTCAATACTTACGCTTGCGCCGTTTATGATTCCTATAAATTTCTTTCTTTTTTCCGGATTCTCAATTAG